GAGCGTAATCAACAATCTGATGATCCTATTGAGGCTTCAACAACCCGTATGCGTATCTTGAAGTCTCGCTATACTGGAGAAGTTGGTTTGGCAGGCCACTTGCTTTATGACAAGGATACTGGTAGACTCAATGAAATTTTTGTAGAAGAAGAAACAGGTGAGGAAATAGAACTTTGAAACAATTAGTTTTTGATATTGAAACTGATCCGATTCCCGCAACTAAAATATGGTGTATATGTGCAGTAGATATTGACACAGGTGAAGAGTACAAGTACGGCCCCAGTGATCTTGAAGAAGGGTATAAACTTTTATCCTCCGCTGACAAACTGGTAGGCCACAACATCATAGGCTTCGATGTACCTGTACTTAAGAATCTATCGGGAGTTGATCTTACTGATAAGATCCTCGTAGATACCCTTGTACTTTCAAGATTATTTAATCCGGTGCGTGAAGGTAATCACGGACTTGAGCGGTGGGGCTATGCACTAGGTTGCCCTAAGATTGAGTTTGAAGATTACGATAGCTTCAGTCAAGAGATGATGGACTACTGTATGCAAGATGTACGGTTGAACAAAGAAGTCTTTGATGCACTGAAGAAAGAAAGCAAAGGGTTCTCTCCTGAGTGTGTAAACATTGAGATGGAGACTTACAAGATAATTTGCGCCCAGCGAGAGAAGGGGTTCCTTCTTGATGTTGATAAAGCTTCTGCATTACTATCTGAAATATCCAGTAAGATGGATGATGTAGTAACTACAGTACATGAAAGATTTAAACCTAAAGAAGAAACAATGTGGTTGTACCCACAGTACAAGAAAGATGGTACACTATCTAAGTCAGCTACTACAAACTTCGGTAAGAACACAAGGCTTACTGAAGATGAATTTGAATCCTTGAAAACTAATAATAAAGTTGCAAGGGTTCAGGTAACAGACTTTAACTTGGGTTCACGTAAACAGATAGGTGAATATCTTATTCAGTTTGGTTGGAAGCCAAAAGTATTTACACCTACTGGTCAACCACAAGTAGATGAAAAGATACTTTCTAAAGTAAAAGATATTCCTGAAGCCAAGCTTATTGCTGACTATCTTATGTATCAGAAAAGAGTTGCTCAAGTTGAATCATGGCTAAAGAGCGCCGATAACAACAACAGGGTAAAAGGTTTTGTAAACAGTAACGGTACTATTACAGGCCGCATGACCCATAACAGTCCTAACTTGGCACAGGTTCCAAGCAGTAACTCACCATACGGAGCAGACTGTAGATCTTGCTGGACTGTACCTAAACAATACAAGCTAGTTGGTATTGATGCCAGCGGTCTTGAGTTGAGAATGCTTGCACACTATCTTAATGATGAGGATTATACTAATGAAATCGTTAACGGAGATGTCCACACAGCTAATCAAAGATCTGCGGGACTTGAATCAAGAAGTCAGGCTAAAACTTTCATCTATGCCCTCTTGTACGGGGCAGGAAATGAGAAGCTTGGAAGTGTGGCTGGCGGAGGTGCGAAGCTTGGTAGCAGCCTTAGAAAATCTTTCTTCGATAATCTTCCATCATTCAGAACTCTTACAGATAAAGTTGAAAGAGCAGCAGCAAAGGGATACTTAAAAGGTTTGGATGGACGTAAAATATTCATCAGATCTAAACATTCTGCGCTGAATAGCTTGCTCCAGAGTGCCGGTGCTATCGTAATGAAGAAGGCCCTTGTAATTTTTAATGAGAAAATAAAAGATCTACCTGCTGAGTTTGTAGCTAACGTGCATGATGAATGGCAGGTTGAGACAGAACAAATGAGTGCTGACACTGTAGGCAACTTTGGTGTTGAGGCAATTATTCAAGCAGGTATTGAACTTAATTTAAACTGCCCACTGGACGGAGAATATAATGTCGGAAGCAACTGGTCAGAAACACACTGATAAAGAATATAAATATAAGTTTAACGGTAAGTATGCTGATGGTAGCGTATCTTTTAGGCACGATACCGAACAGTCGCTTGAATATGTTAAAGATTATTTAGACTTAAAAAATATCAAATACGATATTGAAATAAGGGCAAACATGCTTTGGGTTTATCACGAAAGTAAAACTTATTATTACTATTATACTACTGGAAGGTGGGCACGTTATTATAAGGGCCATCGTCCAGACAAACACTACCGCTCTAAAGGAATTGTTGATTTTATAACTAGGTTTGTACTGGAGAAAACTGATGACTAATATAAATCCTAAAACAAATAAACCATATTACTACAAAGACAATCCTGAAACTGTTAAGGCTAGGGATGCGCGAAGGATGTGGGTAAACGGTAAAGAAATTTCAAAGTCTCATCCGTTGCACAAGCAGGGAAGATATAAAACTCTTGGTGACGCTGCCTTTAGTTCTTTAAAAGGATACGAAACTGTTAAGAGTGGTTTTATTTATATCATGCACAACCCAGCTTTTCCGGGATGGGTTAAGGTAGGGATGGCTATTGATGCCGAAGATAGAATAAAACAATTCCAAACTGGATCTCCCCACAGGAACTACTCACTTGTAAAATCTTATAAGGTTGCAGACAGACGTACTGCCGAATCTAAAGCGCATAAGGCTTTGACTGTGGAAGGTCGGGGTCGTAGAGGCGAGTGGTTCTACATGGGATCTAATGTAGCTGTTACTGAACTTGATAAACTATTTCCTGCTGGAGAACAACTTGAACTCTTCTAAAAACTTAAACACTTTAGTGCAGGATATTTACAACACTCTTGAGCCTCTTTGTAACAACGAAGGTATTGATTTTCCTGATGAGGCAATTGAAGAGCTTGGAGATAATATAAAAAATATATTTTACGAGTGGAAGAACCCTAAGCAGAGGAACAATGGATTTACATTACGAATGTCTAATGTGGGTAAGCCTGCTAGACAGTTGTGGTTTGAAAACAAAAACCAAGGATCTGTTTCCGATATTACACCCTCCACCTTTATTAAATTTATGTACGGCCATCTGCTGGAGGAGATATTGCTTTTTCTGGTTACCCTGTCAGGGCATGAGGTTAACTCAGCCCAGAAGGAGGTGACAGTTGAAGGGATAACAGGCCACATGGACTGCAAGATAGATGGTGAAGTCATAGATATTAAGACTGCATCAGGCAGGGCATTCCAGAAGTTCTCTAATGGTACATTAGCAGAGGACGATCCCTTTGGTTACATCGCCCAGCTTTGCGGTTATGAGGCCGCTGAAGGTACGGATGGCGGTGGTTTCCTAGCAATCAATAAAGAAACTGGCGAGCTTGCCTTATACATCCCAGAGGAACTGGATAAGATAAATATAAAAAATAAAATAAATAACTTAAAAGAGTCTATTGCGCTTGACACACCACCTGAACGATGCTATGATCCTGTGGCTGAAGGTAAGTCAGGCAACATGAAACTAAATAAGAATTGTTTCTATTGCAAGCACAAGTTTTCTTGTTATGCGGATGCTAATGATGGTGAAGGATTGCGAACCTTTATGTACTCTAAAGGCCCTGTATACTTAACCGAAGTTAAATCCACCCCCAGAGTAACGGAGATTGTAGATGAACTCTAGAGCTTGTAAAGATATTTCAAGGCACTCCGATGTGTTGCTATTAGAATGGTTGAAGACTCTTGTTCCTGAGAGCGAACACGAAAAACTAAATGTAAATAACTTACATCAATATTTACCTGACACTAACTACTTCTTTGTCAACAGAGAAATACGTCTTAGCTTTTACAGTCCTAAGTGGGTACGTAAAGGACTTAAGAAACTAGTAAAGCGTGGTCATAAACTTTCTTCCATAACGATGTCTGACTTAGAGACTCTTGCAAAGAACCATCAGGTGGTTGATGAGTACTAAAAAGAAATCACCTAGCGGATGGCGCAAGCCTAGAGTGCCTCGCCCAAAGCTTGTAAAGAAAGACGGTAACAAATATGATTCTATCTGGGAGATGGTGCTACACGAATCAATACTTAAAGATTGGGAACATCATACAGATTATGTTTCATATGTTATTGAGCATAAGTACGAGCCTGATTTTGTTAAAAAGGTAGGTAGGAAAAAGATCTTACTTGAATCCAAGGGCAGGTTCTGGGACTTCCAAGAATACAATAAGTATATTTGGGTTAAAAAAGTTTTGCCTGAAGAGTACTGAACTGGTATTCTTGTTTGCTAATCCCTCTGCCCCTATGCCGGGAGCCAAGCGACGTAAGGATGGTACTAAACGCTCTCATGCTGAATGGGCGTACGCTAATGGTTTTAGATGGTTTAGTGAGGACAGTATTCCAGACAGTTGGATTGATAAGGATGCTAGAAAAACTGAAGAGTTTAAGAAACGTAATGACAAGATTAATTTGGAGATGCAATGAGTATTGATAACATAACACCACAGGAATGGGACAGGATGTTTAAAACAATAGATGATGAAGACAACGAACCTAACCACCACCCAAGGTTCTCTGAGGAAGCCATGTCAAAGACCTACGACCCTGTTAACAAGCCGGAGCATTACAATACTGGTGGTCTTGAATGTATTGATGCTATTCGTGGGATGCTTACAGACGATGAGTACATTGGGTATTTACGCGGCAATGCCCTGAAGTATATGTGGCGCTTTAGATACAAGAAGAAGCCTATTGAAGATCTTCGTAAGGCCCGTTGGTACGAAGATCGTTTGATTAACTACACGCTGGAGCAT